CAGTGCCGCTATATGCAGATCGAGGGTATGGCCGAACTTACACCGCCATCGGTCGATACCGATCTGGCAAAACTTCCACCCCTGGCGGCTTGACCGATGGCCTCCTCAAACTCCACTCCAATTTACACCCGCTTGACGGACGTGACCGCCGCAAAGGAGGAGCGACAATAATAGGGCTGCGCGGCAGGACTTTCACCTCGTGCCCGGCTCTTTGCCACGCGGTCATCCGTGCGCGACAGCAGATTAGCAAGCAGCGAGGCCCGTCGACAGCCAAGCGTGGCGCCGTGCTCGGGATGGTCAATCGGGATAGGGGGACATCTCGCGATGCCACCCCTCCCACACCACCGGGCATACGGGTCCGTACCACGGCGGTTCGGCGGATTAAGCACCCGCCAGTCTCTCCATTGGAGGCAGTCCGAGACGACGGAAACGGGCTTTGGTGAAGCCGCGGTGCAAGGCTTCCGAAAAGCTCAGCCGCCAAGGTCCCTTTGGGCTGAAAATGGCCGCACTGGCCGAGCGTTCGGGAACTTTGAGGCGACGGAGTTCACGGTACCGTTGGCCGCGGGTCTTCCACTGGACCCAGGCGACGCAACGCAGGCGTCGTCGGATCCAGCCGGCTAGCGATGGCAACTCGCGCGACTGAGAACACGGATTGCTAAGCGGAGAGCGCGTAACTAGTTTTGTTTCGGCTTCGTTTGGGTTTGTATGGCCGCGCCGAAAGGACATCCGCGCTACGGCGGTCGCGCGAAAGGCACGCCGAATAAGCGCACCCGAGAGCTGCTTGACGCCACCCGCGCCGCCCGCGAAAAAGCGCGCCGCGTGCTGGGGAAAGATGCATTTGATGGCGATGCGCACGCTCTCTTGGTGCTGGTGTATCGCGATACCTCGCTGCCGATCGAGCTGCGGCTCGACGCCGCGAAGGTGGCGATTAATTACGAGAGCCCGCGATTGCAGGCGATCCAAGTCGAGGGGCACACTGAGATCGAGGTTAACACCCCTCCAGAAGAGCGGCGTGCGATTGCACAAGAGTTATTCGATCGGGCGTTTAGTTTGATGGGTAAGTCGCGACCGCATCCTCAGGTCATCGAGGTGGAGGCGGTACAGGCATCAAAGTGAACGACCGAGAATTGGCAATAGCCGCGTATCATGAAGCGATCATGCGAGCGGCCGAGTATGGCGACCCAGAGATAGACCGTCTACTCAAGCGGCGGCTGGCGCAGTCAGATTTGTTCTTTCTCCTCGTTTATGTACTCGGGCGAGCTGATCTCAACCGCGATTGGTATTTCGCGCGGTGCCGCGAGGTGGAGGCGGCTCCGAATGGCTATCTTGATCTTTGGGGCCGTGAGCATGGAAAGAGTTCGCTGATCACCTTCGGCCTCACTATTCAAGACATATTGAACGACCCGGAGATCACTGTCGGGATCTTTTCGTACTCGCGCCCTATTGCGAAGGCATTTCTTCGCCAGATCAAGGTGGAATTCGAGACCAACGAGATGCTGCGGTCGCTGTTTCCCGACATTCTGTGGGCCAATCCTCACCGCGATGCGCCCAAGTTTTCGGAGGACGACGGGATCATCGTGCGCCGCAAAGGCAATCCAAAGGAAAGCACGGTTGAGGCGTGGGGGCTGGTTGACAGCACGCCGGTCAGCAAGCACTTCAAGCTGCTGGTCTTTGATGATGTGGTTACTGGAGAGAGCGTGAGCACTCCGGAGATGATCGCGAAGGTGACGACCGCATGGGAACGCAGTCTAGCGCTGTCAACTGAGGGCGGCGTCGTCAGATACATTGGCACGCGGTGGAGTTACGCCGACACATACCGCGAGATCCTGGCTCGCGGCGCGGCGATCGAGCGGCGGCATCCGGCGACCGTCGACGGCACGGCCGGCGGCGAGCCGGTTCTGTTCAGTAAAGAGCGTTTGGCTGAGACGCGCCAGCGCATGGGTCCGTACACCTTCGCCGCACAATATTTGCTGGATCCGGCTGCCGAACGCGACCAAGCGTTTCATGATGATTGGTTGCGCTATTTCGACCCAGATGAGGGCAGCACCGACGAGATGCGTAAATATCTTCTCGTCGACCCCGCAAGCAGCAAAAAGAAAGGTTCCGATTTCACCGTTATGGCGGTGATCGGCTTGGGGGCGGACGAAAATTACTACCTGCTTGATGCGGTACGCGATCGGCTAAGCCTGACCGAGCGCGGCGACAGGCTGTTCGCGCTGCACCGAAAGTGGCGTCCGGAAAGAGTCGGCTATGAGAAATATGGAATGCAGGCGGATATCGAATACGTTCGGGAGAAGCAGAGACGCGACAATTATCGGTTCGAGGTAATCGAGCTGGGTGGCAGGCTGTCGAAGCCCGATCGCATCCGGCGCATGGTGCCAATCTTTCAGGCCGGTCGGTTCTACCTGCCGACGTCGCTATGGCGAGTGACGCACGAGGGCAGGCGAGAGGATTTGGTTACGATCTTCGTTGAGCAGGAATACAAGCCCTTTCCAGTTGCCGTGCATGACGATTTCTTCGATGCGATCTCGCGGATCTGCGATGAGGAGCTTGCCGCAACATGGCCTTCCGCTACCGCAAGTAGAAAGCCCGACCGCTATGCGCGGGCGCGGCGCCGGCAGCGCCGATGGTCGCAATGGGCGGCATGAGGCGGTTGGCAACTGGGGTTTGGGTGAGGCCGGGATAGGCCAGTGTCATTGCCGGCGGCGCGCGGCCTCGGCCATTCTGACGAACCGCACGCGCCCTCTCTCAGATCTTCCGTGGTGGCGTCGCCGAGCCTGAATTTTCGCCGCGCGAAGAAGACTGGGCAACTGTCCGCACGGGCCCGCGAACGGCAACTCGGCTGTGGGGTTTAGCAGAGCACCACTGGCCCGCTGCGCGCAGTCAGTGCCGAGGCATCGATGATCGGCTTTATCGATCCGCCAGGGCGCTACGTCCCGAAGACGCAATGGCGGCGATTTCTCGCACACATGCCGTTCCATCGCCGACAGCAGCCGTCCGAGCCTCCACCTGATTCCCTTGGTGTGCTTCGGCTAAGAGCTTGTCTAACTCGGTTTCGGGCAACGCCCCGATACGCTGGGCCGAGCGAGAAGTTTTTTCGTCGAGTTTGAGTTTCTTGAGAAAGCCTAAAAAAGAATCGGCAAGCGTCCGAATCTTTTTCCCTCGTCCTGGTCCAGGTGCTCGCTCCATCGCCGCGAGCAGACGCCCCAGCTTCCACCGCGCCCGCATGCGCAACTCGTTCACCGCATTCTGGCGTCTCTTCGGCTAGGCCGCGGGCGGCAAGTTCTCCGGTGGGTCCGGCAGCGCCAGGGCCTCGTGCGCCTGCCGGATAGCCGCCTGCACCTGCGGATCGCGCTGCGGCAATGTCTGCGAGCGCCAGGGCCGGGGCGGGGGAAAAAGGATTTACCAGCTCGGGAAATCTTTTTTAGAAGTACATCGGCACTCTCGGACTCAACAAAAATCTCGCGCAGGAAGCCCAGCGGATCGGCGCATTGCCCGAGGCCGGGCGGCTGCTCGCAGCTATGGAGCGGCCGCAAGGACGGAGCGATTTTTCGGTCGCTTATAGCGGTTTGAATGCGAAATGATGCGGGGACTGCGAGGCGTTGGCGATGCCGGACCCGCCGGAGAATTTGCCGCCCGCTGCGCGCGGCAAAGCTCGCAGAATTTCTTGATTTTCGGGCGCTGAAATGCAATTTTGAAGGGCGACACGATGCCGTGTTGTCCAAGCCACGGCACCGCCTCTAACCACCAGCGTGGAAAGGGAGCACGCCAATGGCTCAGACCAGTTATATCCCTTCCGACCGCTGCTGGCGCGAACCGTTCGTAATCTGTCTAGATTGCGAACAGTGGCGCTTTCCGCTCTAGATTTTCTGCGGCTTTTGAGAGGCGGTTTGTGATGGCGAAATCTGCTGTTTTGCGAACAGTAGCGGTTGACGGGCATCGGGTAGGTCGTCGAACCGACGCGGAATACGGTCGGGAGCGTAAATATCTGACGCCAGCAGAAGTCGAGCGACTGATCGGCCATATGGGGCCCCGTTGACCGATCATGCACGTGTCGTCCCCGGGTTGCACCAGATTGGGATTTACAGAAGCCGGTATCGGTTGATGACGGGGAAAAACAACGAATTCCCTTCAGGCACGGAACAAGCGCGCATTGCCGATCCCCCGCCGATAACCCCGGCCAGGAACCTATGTCAACTTCTATTCGCCACAATGTCCGCCGCTTACTGGGAAGACAGTCAAGCAACTACGGGATTATATCGAACCTTTCATCAAGGGCATTCATAATGTATCGGTCACACTCGATGGCCATCCCGCTCTATCCCAAATTCCAGGCGTTCTTCCGCCAGTACAAACCCCCGATGCTGATCGAGCAGCGCTTGATCGTGCGACCAGTTGTCGGGATCGATCCGGGAGACGTCGCGCACACCGTC